TCCGATCTATGTCGGGCGCGATGAGCGCGACATGCCCTGACTTGTTGAGTCTGAAGATGCACTTATGCAGCCAGCAAACTTCAGCATTGTCAGACCACAAGCCCCATCTGCCCCAGCCGATGATGCGACAGCGATCGAGCACGAGCTGATCGTAGATGCCGTATATGTCGGGGGCAGTCATGCGAAAGCCGTGACCACGATTAGTCGATGAGACTGTGCCACTTGAGTCGCCCACGACCGCAGTCGCGATCGTGCAGTCTTTGAAGACGATTGAATCAAAGCGCAGATTGGCCGGGTTCGATGTGTCAGTGACGAAGCCGTCGCCTATATTCTGAAAGGCAAAGACTGATAAGTCCCAGCCGGCGCCGTGGATAATGATCGAGAAGCCCTCACTCGCAGGCGGAAAGAGAATCGATGACGTCAGGCGATAGTAACCAGGCGGCATTGCGAGATCGCCCTTCGCGCTAATCCAGCTCTGAACTGCCGCCGTGTCATCAGCCTGGACGAGCACGCCTGTCACCGGCGCGCTCGCTGCTGTCGCGAGATGCAGAACAAGTCCGTTCTCTGAGTTCGACGTTACTGTCGTGATGAGCGCTACGCCTGACGGCCCTGCGCCTGAGATGTAGATGCCGCTGCCAGGCTGCAGATCGAGACGTGCGGCAAGCGTGAGCGTCGTCAGCGCGCCTGCCGCGATCGTGCCAGTCGTGACAGCGATCACGCCTGAAGCGAGCTTGTCAGTGCGCAGGTTGAGCATCCCTGTCGGCACGCCGAACGTCGAGATGTCAGTCTCACCGAAGACAGTATCGTCTTTCAGCTGAAAGGCGTTTATGAAGTTGAGCTTCGGCTCTGAGGGCACATCGACGCCGTAGACCCATCCGTGATTCTGGCGCAGCGAGAATCCGCCGCCGCCTAAACCGCCAGCGCGATAGATGTCAGGGTTCGCTTCTGAGACTTGCGATTCTGTGCGCAGCCCACGAGCTGAGCGACCGATCGTGCGAAGCGCGATGTCTGTGTCTGCCGCGATCGGCACCTTGAAGACGATCGGCTCACCGATCTTGAACGTGCCGAGCAGCTGCGCGCCGCTTACAGGATGCTGCGCCTCGTGCCAGTAGACGTCGCTATTGATGAGCGGTACTTCGGGCAGACCATCGCCTGCAGGCGCAGTCAGCTTCTTGTCGGCTGAGACAAGCGGCCCCCAAAAGCCGATAGACTTGATTAAGCCCCAATCCATCCTAAGCCGTGAAGAACATTGCGATTACCAGGCACGCAAGACCCGCAGAGACGAGGTTCACGCGCGGCACCGGGGCGTTGAGAGCGCCGAGGATGAAGAGAACGAGAGCTGCGACGAGAAAAATGATGCGCCAGGACATTGTCATTGAGCACCTCCATTTAAACGGCTAGTTGATCCCAAAACCCGCACCTTTTCTGGCCGTCGTCGTCGATGACCAGACGGTAGAGCGTTCCGGCTGCGCCTGAGACCGTGATATTCGAGACATTGCCCTGGGCGTCGCTGGTGACTGTCGTCTCGAGCGTCGCTGAGACGAAGTTGCCTGAACCGTCGAGCGCGATGCGATACACCTTGATCGGGATCGACGCGAGACGAGTGACGACGCCTGTCAGCTGATCGTCTCGGCGAGTCGGCTTGTTTGTGCCGCCTGTGAGCAGAGTTGCCATTATTGAACCGTCAGATTGATTGCTGCGCCGCCGTCGGCTGGTACAGGCGAAGGTTCCGGTTTTGGTGACTCGCCAGCGCCAGTCGATGTTGTGCCTTGCGCGTTGCCTGTCGCGTCTGCTGGCGGAATCGCGGCGAACGTATGCAGCGACGATCGAGCATAGAGCTGCGCTTCAACCTCGAGCACGAGCTTCGATGTGCGCGTCATCTTCATAATCCTGAAGTACTGAAAAGCATCCGAAGCATATGGCGACCACTCGAGCGTGCCGCGCTCAGTGAAACGATTAATGCGCTTCGAGAGCACTCTGATGACTCGATACGGATGCAGGCCAAAGAGCCGCGCAAGCACTGACCACGTCTTGAATCTGACAGTAAAGTTCGAGTGCAAGCCGCCTGAATCATACTCACCGTAATAGAGCATCATCGTTGCGATTCGCGCCGCTTCAGGCAGCGAGTTGATGCCCATGCCTGAATACGACTTCGCGACGACACGGAATGACAGATCACCGGCCGCGCGCCCTGCCAGGAGTTGCGCATTCAAGTCCTGGACGACGATCGGGCGCTCAGTGTCGTCGTAGTTCGCGTCATTGAACGTGAGATCGACTTCGTTCGGGATGTCGGCGTCAGTCTTGATCGAGTACGTCAGCGACGATCGCCCGTTCTCCCAGATGATGTTCTGCCTGACAGACGTGTCGATCTCGTTGTCATAATCGGCAATCACCGGACCAGCCCACGAGCCGCCTAGCGTGAGCGGCGCTTCGTCTTCTCTGAGCGGTAACACTCTGAGCTTGCCCTGATCCTGAAAAGGCGGCGTAAAGCGTCCCATCATGCAGAGATCACCGAGCGTTGCTGAGGCAGGTCGGCCATCGACGACGCCGTTAAACGTCGAGCGCTTGACACTCACGACTGCGCCGCTGTCGCTATAGCCTGAGACGATCTCATCGCACCAGTTCGCGAGCGCGATCCACTCTGCGAGATCGAAGCGCGAGACTGCCAAGCCATAGCCATAGCGCTTATTCGTCAGCAGATCAAAGAGCACCCATGCGCGATTCGTCGTGTACTTGCGCACAGCCGCGCTTGTCGGCGTCGCATAAGTCTTGATGTCTTTTTTGCCAGTGATCTTCGCATCAGCTTTGATCGAGTCTGGCTGAAAGTTGCGAAAGTCGGCGCGTCCGTAATCGAGATTGATGATCGACGTGCCTGAATAGTTGAGCTGCTGCGTGCCTAACCCGCCGCCCTGGGTGCCGCCTAATGCCTTCGCCTGTCGCTTCAAGCCCCACAAACCGGACCAGTCGACGTGATTGCAATAGATCGGCATCTCGTTGACACGAATCGACGAGTCAACCGCCTTCGATGACGTGCCGGGATTGCCGTCATCTGCAGGATCATTCGCGTCAGACTGCGCAGGGCCGCAACCGACGATCGGGCCTTCACAGATCGCGAAGAGACATCTGAGAAAGCCGTTGACTGCTTGATCGTCGTTGTTCGGATTCGACTGCGCTTCGTAAGCCAGCAATGTCAGATCGTGAACACGCTGCACACCGTAGACGACACGCAGCGGCTTCTTGAGCGCGTTTTCGTTTGCTCTGATCGCAGCATCGAATGCGTTCTTCGTGCCTGCACCGATACGCTCGACGCCGACGACGACATCAAAGCCGAGATAAGAGAGCGTATCGTTCAAGCGGTCGGAGCACTGTGACGGGCGCTGGCGTGGGCAATCTTTGTATGGCTGACCTGTGAGTGGATCGAGATTGCCGAACGTGCCGCCCGGAATATGCCTGTTATAAGGGCAGTCGTTCTCATCGATCATCGCTTGTGTCGGAAACCACGGTGAGTTGGTTGTCGGATTGATCAAGCCGCCGAAGATCGCTGAGCATCCGGTGTAGATGACTCTGCGCGGCACAGTCAGATTCGGTGAGCGAAAGCCTGCAGCGCAGTCGACTGGGAAAGAGAAGCCGTCTGCTTCTTTCGGCGTTCTCAAGTAACCATCAAAAATCTCGACGAGCAGATCGACGTCTGCGAAGTATTGCGTGATAATTACAGGCACGCCTTCGCCGCCGTAGCCCCACCAGAGCGCCGTGATATTCCAGTCCTGATCTGAGAATTCGAGCGTCATCGTGTCGTCTGCGAGATCAGATGTCCTGGTGAACTCAAGCCGCCATTTCGTCGCCTCAAACCGCGCCTGGATGTCGCTCAGGTTGTAGGCAGCAAGCGCCGGAAAGTGCTTATCCCACTCTGCGTCAGAGTAGTGAATCCACTGCTGAGCGCCGAACCAGCCGACTGAAGCGATCTCGATGCAGTGCGGTGTATCGAGCGCCTGGAGCGCTGCGACTTTTGCAGGATCGATCGGCGGGACATTCGGCGCAGGCATCAGTAATAACCCGGTCTGACTTCAATAATGTCGGCTGACCAGTTCCACATATCGGCGCGCTTCACCTGCGTGAAGACCAGTTCAGGATTCGTGAAGCGCACGAGCCACTTGAAGGCGGTTGCGTAGTTGTAGGGCTCATTCCAGTTAACATCGCCGCGCTCGGCAGGATCGACAAAGACAAACGGCGTAGATGTCGACATCATGCGGCGCGCGAAGAAGCGCTGCAGATACTTCATGCGCGACTGCATATCGCCATAAGTCGCGTTCGTCGTGATCGAGCCGGCAGCAGGATCGATGACGAACGTCAGCGCTGCGCCAGCTGAGGGACCTTCGACGATCGTGCCGTCATCGTAGACCGGAATAACCTTATGCGGATTCTCTGAGATGTTGTGCCGCTGCGCTGCCCATGTCAGCGACCATCTTCTGAGATCAAGACCGACGCGCACTTCAGCGAAATAGCCGCCGCCGAAGTCGGCAGTGATGCGCGGATAGCCGAGCGTGCGCTTCAAGCCGACAGTGCCGATGTCGGTCAGAATCTCAGGGCCGTGCGGGCCGAAATTCCAGTCAGTGACTGCCATCAATGCTTCCGATCGTTGCAGTCCAGCGCTCGTGCTCGCGCTCGTCTTGCCACTCTTGCAGCTTGAGCATCGCCGCGATGTCGAAGTCCAGAGCGAGTGCCTCGTCGTCTACGCCGATCATCTCTGAGGGGCGCTTTGCGAACTTGTGCGCAGTCATCGCGATGACGAGCAGCAGTTTGCCGTCTTCAGAAAGTACGAAAGCGCTGCAGATCGCTTACGTCGATCTGCACCTTCCCTTCTGAAAGAGTCTGCTGCTCGCGCTGCTGCTGAGCCTTCAGATGAGCAGGCAGCGCGCCGCCAGAGAGCGCCCATTGAAAGATAAACATCGCGTCATCAAGCGGCACGTCTTCAGGGTCGATCTCATCTTCAGCTGTCGCGCCTTCGACGATGCGCGGCTCAACGACAGTCGCGACGATAACTTCTCGCATGAACGTGAACAGCTCTTTGAACTGCTCTGGCGTCATCGACGATTCTTCGAGCGCCTGCTTCGAGCGCTGCGCGAGCATCGCTTTGACGAGGTTCTCGGGCAGCTTTCCGGCGGTGATCCACATGTGAAGCGGTGGTCGACGAACGGCGACCGTCAAACCGGAAGGCAATTCAAGCTCGATGCGCCTGGACTGCTGTGACTTCCATTCTTTTGCGTTTGTGATCGGCATAGTTTTCTCAAGTCGGTTGAAGGGTTAATCCAAGCGCGCGCACGAAGCTCGAATTCTGCTTCGTCGCGTTTGTCACGCCTGTGGCGAATGATTGCGGAGAGGTCTGAGCGGCAACTGTCACAACGTCGCCCGGATTCATCGAGCCGATCTTTTCGTGCAGTTGCGTGATCGCTGCCGTGTTCTGATTGTTTGATGCGATGACAGCGCCGAAAAGATCGCCCGGTGTGCCGCCTAATTGAGCAGTGCCGCCGATGTTGATCGTCGTATTCGGCGGTTGTACCTGGGTCGCTGCTGCTGAGGTCGCGCCGCCCTGCTTTGGCGAGATTTTCCCTGCAAGAAAGCCAAGCGCAATCGCGACCGCTTCGAAGCCGATGCCTGCAGCAGTCGCAAGCGCTGCCTGGCCCCAGTCACCGAGCGCGGCATAGCCGATCGCGAGAGCGAACATGAATGCTGCCCACTGCGAAGCCATCTCACCGAGCGCTCTGAGCGTGCCGGCGACGAGTTGCTTGAAGACTGCTGGTCCTGTCTTGCCTGTCTCGATGAATGCATCCGTCATCTTGTGAATCTGCTTTGTGAATTCAGCCAGGAAGGCAAGCGGCAGCGCCTTTGTAATGAGCAGGCCAAGACCCTGCCATGCGTTTCCTGCGAGAACGAGCTGGACCGACTGCTGGATCAGACCTTGCACCATCTGATCGAGAATCTGGGGCATCTGCGACAAGTCAGCTTTGCCCTGCTGCACTGACTGCAGATAGTCATCGAGTGCGAGCTTCGCTTCACGCCATGCTTTGGTTGCCGGATCGAGTGCGGTGACGGTGTCGTGAATGTCAGAGATAATGTCCTGCCCGACAGTCGTCTGGCCGGGCGCTTTGACATCTTCTGCGTTGATGGCTGCGATCGCTTTCTGCGTCTCGATTTCTGACTTGATGCGAAACTCATTACGATCTTCGATGAGCTTCCGCTCTTTCTTATCTTCTTCGATTGCCTCGCTGATGAGCTTCTCATCAGCGGCCTGGTTTTCTTTGTCGCGCTTTTCAAAGAGCTGTGAGGTCTTGATGTCGGTTTGCGTGCGAGCATTGGCGATAGCATTCTCGGCCTTGATGTTTGCCGCCGCGCGAGCATCTGCAGTCTTAGCATTCTTAAGTGCGACATCGCGCTCGGCTTCGATGCGCTTCTTCTCAGCCTGGAAGAGACGCTCTTCAATATCGACAAGTTGACTTGCCGCCTGATCGCGGTCGATGACGCCGTGAGCCTCGTCAATAGCTATGCGCTGGCGCTCCTCATTCGCGAGACGCTGCGCTTCATCGAAGTCCGCCATCGCCTGCGCGAGTTCAGCCAGACCTTGCTTTGTTTGCTTTACCTTCTTGGGATCGAATGGGGCATCTTTCGGTTTGAACTTCTCATTTTCCGCCGTGACGTTCTTGAGATGCCTCGCATAAGCCTCATCGAACGTCTTCATGTCATCCATCGCTCGCTTTGCTGCGAGCGGCGGAAACAAGCCTTCTAAGATCGTCTCCCCGATCCCCGGCTGCTGTACCGCCTGCCTCTGATGCAGCTCTATAATGGTTCGACCAATGGCATTCAGCCGATTGAAGGTGTCAGCGAAGTCATCACCGACAGCTTTCGCGAGCGGTCTGAGATCAACGAGCCATTGAGCAATCTGTTTCAGCAGATTGATTAGTGCTGGCGCAGACTTCTCGATAACCTCAGCCATGAATCCGGTTGATGCGCCTTTAACCTGATCGAGTGCGTCAACGACGCCTCGCGAGAGCTGGCGCTGAAGCTCGGTGATATGACCACCAGCACTCTCGACTCGTTTCTGAAGCTCGTCAAAGTCCTCTTTTGATCTGGTCCCGATGTCCGCAATTGCCTCAGAAATCTCGTTAAAGGCTTTGCGAAGAGTCAATCCGCCGAGCAGCGCAGCAACCGCATTTCTTACTTGATTGAATGTCACGCCTAATTGCTTCGACGAATCATCAAGCTCTTTGACGTTCGTGCTGGCTTTCTTGAAGCCTTCGCTCATCTGATCAGTAGTGTTCTTCGAACCCTCTGCGATCTGTTTCTGAGCGGTAGTCGAAGCCGTAACTATCCCTTCAAGGATTCCTCGCTGTCTCTCGCTCAGGTCTTTGATTGTGTTGAGCGCGCTCTGCGCTTCGGCTCGCATGCCGTCGAGAACGCCTTGAACCAACTGATTTTGTGAGGCTAGAAGCTGCTGGAAGGCAGCGCGAGCTTCGGCTGTATCTGCGTCGATCTTGAATAGGAGGGCGAGCGATCCGCTGCCTGCAGGCATAACATCAGCACTCTTTTCTTACGGTGTGACCGGGATCGGCATCTCAAGGAACTGCGCGAGCTGATCTTTCGGAGGCCTGGAGCCGATCGGCAGTGCCTGAAACTTGTAAGGCGTGACGGCAGAAGCCTTGCGAGTGACGTTGAACACGAACGCTTCGACGTTCATCGCCTTGTACAACATCGCGTAACAGTAGAGCGCGTCATTCGGCGCGCGCATCTTCGCGACAAGCATGACTGAGGGCTGTTTCGTAAGCGGGAATGTCGTTGCGCCGCCGAACGTCCACAAGCCTAAAGCGGAGTCATACGTCGCGTTCGGCAGCATCTTGTCGATGACGGCAGGATCGACGATCTGCATGAGCGCGCCTTCGATGGTGATCGTCTCGACGCCTGGATCGGTGAAGAGCGGGGCCTTTGATTCATCCGCTTCGATGGTTACCAGATCGAAGCCTGACGAAAACTTGTTGCCGTCTGTCGTGTATCCGGCAAGCAGCCCCGAAGTCGGCGCAGGGACGCCCGTATCAGGGTCAACAGTGAGCGTGACGGCTGTACCCGTGGCCGGAACAGGCACATCAAAGTAAAGCCAGCCCGGACCGATGAGTGTTAGTTCAGAATTCCGCTCGCCTGTTGTCGGCATTAGAGCACCCCCAATTTAGTTTCGAAATAACTTATTTTGATCCCCACGACGCCGACATGGGCGTATTGCTGATTGGCGTTGCGGCGGGCAAACTGCCCGTATTTGTGCGAGCCCGGTCCAAGAACGCACGGTCCGTATTGTGAGAATGGGATTCCCTCGAGAATATCGGGCCATTTGGACTCTTGAATGATTGAATCGACCGCGTTGACACGTATGAAGAGCTCATCAGCAAGCTTGTCAGGATCGTTACCATTGACACCGATCTCGATCGCAATCGTATGGTTTTCATTGATCGCTGCCGCATCATCAGCTGCTTCGTAATCCGTTGAATCGGCAAGGACCAGGCAATACGGATAGCGAGGCTCGACGTGCCCCGCGATTCCGAACCAGGCGAACGGCGCCACGGTCTCGGGAGCTGCCGCCCAGGCGAGAGCCGCGGGCGCATCGCGCTCGAGGATGGCCCGCAGGTTCTTCACGAGCGGCCGGATGAATTGAGCGGGTATCTTTGGTGTCCATGGGCCCACGCCATTAGCCCTTCTTCACTTCAAAACCGAGTCCTGCCGCGTCCTCGCCAAGCGCATCAACGGCAATATCGAGAAACTTCTGAGTCGTCGCATCATCGATGATGATTGGCGGCCTGGCCGGCATCTTCGAAGTTCCGGTCTGATGAAACTGCGCGTAGGGAACCGAGGTGCCGATCGAGAGTGAAAGCGGCTCAGCCTCGTAGACCGAAAACGAGCCTCCTCGGCCGCCGAGCGATTCCCGGAGATTTCCGCTGAGCACGAGCAGGGGCAAACCTGGGAAATGTTTTTGTTTCCATGAACTGTACGAGGGCGAAAGCTGCACCCATGCGCCCTCTCCCTGGCTCGAGAAGAGATCGCGCTCGCGGCGGTAGAACTCGACGGCGATCCGCGACCAGACCGGCCGCAGGTCTCCCGTCTTTTTTGCGAGCTCCGTGAGAGCCCGCTGCAGCTCGTCCGCCCCTTTGACTTCAACTGTAATCATCTAAAAACTTTGGTAACCGGTGATCGGCTGCACGCGCATGCGAATGACCGCAGGTGAGCCGACTCGAGGGTCAACAGCTCGCTTCTCGTACCTGGTCTCAGCGATCTTCACCGATGAGCACCGTTGAACTACGTAATCGATGCTTCCGTCAGTGGCGATAAGCAGCTGATACTCGACAACCGAACCGCCGAACGTTTCGCCTGCGACTTCATCGACGCACCAGCCGCTCGACAAAGAGCCGAGCGTCGTATAAGTGCCGTCAAGCTCGCGATGCTCGAAGATGACGCTATCGGGCAGCAGCTTGAGCTGCCGCCTGGAATCGAAGTTGATTGCGCAGACTGCCGTCTGCATATCAATCATCATGAGACTCGGGTCGGTTCCCAGTCTGCGGCCATCTTTCTGCAGTGATCGAAGACAAGCTGCATCTGATACTGCTGACCGGCTGAAGACTGCGCGACGAGCGAGCTCGCCTTGCCACTCTTCAGATCCCAGGCTTCGAAGGTTGCGCTCTGGACATCGTAGAAGCCGCGCGCGAGGCCGGCTTCGATCCAGGTGACGGTGCCGTCGGTTGTTGATGTCCCGGCAAACTGATTCCAGTCCGGCTCGATATCGCCGCTTGTACCTGCGACGGCGCAGGTATAGCGGTGGCCATTCGCCGTGACCGGCAGGACGATAGCTCCCTGCGGATAGGGGATTGACGGTTGCCAGCTCGAGGCGAGCTGAGACTTCCGCACGACCATCTCGAGCTCGCCCGTCGAAAGCTCGGGCGGCTCGCACGCGCGCGCCTGGATTGCGACTGTCTCGACAGCAATCTGGAATGCTTCGCTCTCGCTCATTTGCGCTTGCGCCCTGCTGCTTCAGTGAAAGTGAAGGGCAGCGATGCCGTTTCGCCTGCTGCCCCTCTAATCGTCACTGGCAGCGATTCAGCGACCGTGAAGATTGAAGGCTTGACGCCTGTGGAGCAGTGAGCGTCATCGATGACAGTCGTCGGTTCGTCGAAGCCGTTGAAGACGATCGTCACTGCGCCGGGAATGAAGCCGCTTCCGACGCACGTCAGCACGATGTCATCTGAGCCGAGAACTGCCGTATCCGGCTCGAGCGCGGTCAGCGTGACGGGCGGGAAGAACGACTTATCGACCTCTTCGCCATACATCTTGACGATGCGCTGGCGCAGCGGGTCGTAGGCGTCACAAATCGAGCCGTCTTCGCGACTCCAATATTCGCGGTCGGTCATCATACGAGTGCCACTTTCGCAAAGGCTGCAGGTCGCTTGACGGCGAGCGTCGCTCGCATTTCGCAGACAATCGTCATCTGATTTCGGATGATGTCGTCGTTCTTCAGACCGACGATGAAGGTCAGCCCCTGCCGTATGTAGAGCGTCGTGTAAGTGAAATCACCGACGAGCGCAAAACCAACAGGCATCGCAGGGTCTTGCACGACAGGCACGCCGAAGAGATTGGCGACGCCGACTTCGGCAGGCGAGCCGAAGTAATAGACGCCTGAGCCAGCCGCTTTGCTGACGCGCGTGTTCCACCAGTCAGTCGGATTCAGAACGACAGCAGTCGGCCTGCCGTTGCCAGTTGCGACAATCGCGGCGATGCCCTTCGCGACCATATCGGGGATTGATGTCGTCGCGACAAATGCAATGTTCTGCACGCCTACAGTCGGCAGAATGCCTTTGAAGTCGGGCGCTGTGCCTGTGCCGTTGAGAATCAGATTATCGAGCTTGATCTCGACTGAGCGACGCAGATCAAAATCGATATTCGATCGAAGCTGCGGCAGATCATCGAGAGCCTGAAGCGTAACTGCCGTCCAGTCAGCAATCGTCTCCATGATCGCGTCGACAGGCGCCCAGCGCGGTTGAACTTCAGCCTTCGGAGCGCCTTCAAGAACGCCTGCCGCTGCGCCTGTGATCGGCCCTGCCGGAAAGTATCGAATCGACGGCGCAGTCACAGTCTGAGTCGGGATGAGCGGGATCACCGTCGTCGGCGCAAAGACGTGCGGGATCATGTTGTAGTCGGTGACGATCGGATTGAACTGCGACGACATGATCGGATCGCCAGCGGCTTTGAACTGCCACATGTAGTCGTCGACATCGACCCGATATGAGATGCCGTGAAAGTGACCGCTCTTGAGCGCTGCTTTATAGACATCACTTTCGCCGAAGATCTCAGTCCACGACTTCTTGTTCGGCTCGCCGCGCAGCAGCTTCATCTGCCGCTCATAGTCGAGATTGCCTCTCGGCTCGCCTGACTCCATGCCAGGGCGAATAATCGGCGAGCGGTCTGCTTTGCGCTTCGCTTCGTCAGCCGCTTTGCGGCCCTCGGCTGCGTCATCGACTGCCTTGAGCTTGATGTACTCCTGTTCGACAGAATCAATCTCTTCATTGAGCTTGACGGCCTTCTCGAGGTCATCAGCTGAGGGCGCCTCGAGCGCCAGGAGCTTGTCGAGATCGCTTCTCAGTGATTTGAACTTCTCGCCCGTTGCTGTTGCTAACATAGAGTTTCCCCTTTCAGGCCCGGTGACGGGCGAGCTGCTTCAACTTCAGACGGCGCATGGCGGCGCGCCGCGCTTCGAAATCAGGATCGGAATGTTTGACAGCGCTGACGCGCGCCTGCGGATTTGCCGGGACGGTGACTACCGAGACTTCCATAAGATCGAGATCAGTCAGATGTCGCACGCCGTTGACTTTCGACGCCTGCTTGACGCGATAGCCGATCGACATGCCCTGACGGCGACCGCGAGCGTGTTTCTCAGCGAGACGCTGGCGCACCTGCTGCGCGTCTGCTGTCGAGAAGAATTCAGCCGTCACGAGCAAGCCGTGATCGTCTTCTTTCGCGTCAACGATCGTGCCGAGTTCTTCTTTCCAGTTGTGGCCATTGCAGAGAAAGCCCGATGCTTTGAAGTCGTCGAGCGAACGCTGAAAAGCGCCGGGATCGATGACTTCATCATCGCGATCGACGTTATTGAAGACGGCTGCATAGCCTTCGAGCGTGCCGGGACCACCCTCAGCAGCGGCTTTCAACTCGAGTAAACAGTCTTTGAATTCAATGTCAGGCAATTTATCTGTAGGCATAAATGAAAAGCGCCGCCGCTATTTCTCTCTCTCTAGAAATCGCGGCGGCGCTAATCTCCGCAGTTGGTGAAACACCAGCCAGGTTATGAAAACGAGGTTACTTTATTCGCTAACCGTTCGGCTGTCAATTGCTTCTCATAGAAGCGCGTCTCTCGACGGCACGCATCGCAGATGAGCCGCATGGTATGAGCGGAGGCCGCCTTGATGACGGCGAGCTCCGCACCACATCTCGCGCACCTGAGCTCAAGCTGCTTCGTTTGCGGCGATGTCTGATTGTTGTTGTTCATCTGGTACAGCAGCAGGCGGCGCGTCTTCGTATTCGATCGTGCAGCGGCAATTAGCCTGGCAAGGCGTGTCACCGATCGGCGTGATCTCGTCGATCGGAATGAATTCTTCAGTTGCAAGATCAGGGCATTCGTCGCAGTGCTGAGCGCTTTCCTCGAGCACGCGGCGACCACGTGTCACTCCTGACTCGAGGTTGCGGACGGCGACACCGTTCTCATAAGTCGAATATGCGGAATTTGCGTATATCTCGGCACGGGCGATCTGCTGAGCATCTGACAATTGTCCAAGAGCGGCATCATCGCTGAACTGATTGAGATACTTGTTCTGGTTCGCGATCACGCGGCCGACCCGGCCCCAGTCGCGCTGCGTCATCTGATCCTTGCCGCCGCGCGCCATGACCGCCATCGTCCGGTGAAGGTTCTTGATCTCGCTTTTCATGGCGACTTCCCATGCCGCCTGGCTGATCTCCCCGCGCGTTTTGGCTTCGGTGAGCTGGCGCAGGCGGCTCTTGGCGGCGTCCCCAATCTCCTTGACAAAGCGCCTGATCGTCGCCTCGCGGACTACCTGTTCTGTCTCCGTCGAGTAATAGCGACGGCTCGGTTTGTCCCAAAGGAAGAGGATTCCGGCAGCGAGCGCCGCCCTGAGTACGCGATGCCGCTTTTCGGGCGGCATCTGAGAGACCGGCTCATCCCCGTCATCCTGAAAGAATGTGTCGCTAAAGGCCATATTTCATAGCTTCGAATGCCAGATATCCAATGAACACGAGAACCAGGAACCACAGAATGTAATAAACCACCAATGCAATTCTAAGAAGCGGGCTTTGATACGGCATCGAGCAACCCCTGCGCGCCTCGTGGCGCGACAGCGGCATACCAGCGATCAAGCTCAGCGAGTTCGAGCGAGGCGGGATCGCCGAACTGCTTCGCCCGCGGCTGCGCCGGCGTGCCGATCGCGACAGGACGATCGGTCTGCTGCGTGATGCCACCGCTCGCCTGGCTGATGTAGACATCGCCGTTCGGATCGTTTTCGAGGCCGGCAGCACTTCTGACTTCGTTGAGCTTCTTCCAGCCTGAAGTCCAGGCCATCGACTCGCGCGTATAAAGCTCATTGCGATCTTCCTGCAGCGCGGCGACGGCTGAGCGATCGAAGATCACCCGATATGTCTCATCTGCCTCGCTACCTGCCCATTCGCCGCTCTCAGAGAGGATCGGCTCGCTCAGCAGGTCGTCAGTCAGCGTGCGCGCAATGTAGTCCTGCGTCGGGATGACGTGGTTGACCCACGCAAGCTCTTCAGCTGCTCTGATATTGCTGTAAATCGAGCGCTCGAGTCCCACTTCGAATCCGACAACGATTGCGGGGATGCCGAGGACTGCGCAGACGCGCGTCTCTGGTCGACGGCTGAGCTTCTCGACGCCCATCTGATCAGGCGAGAAGCCGAACGCTGTCAGGTCCATCGGCTTCGAGAAGATGAGCGGCTTGCCGCGCATCGCGCCCATCGTGCGTGCGCGAATGTCCTCATCCATGCCCTGTTCATCGAGGCGGTAGACACCATCCGGCGTGGGCTTCGGGGCCACGACGAAGGAAGGAATGCCGAAATTCGCCATGATCTGCGTCGAGTACGTGCTGATCTCGTTGTCAGTCGCGACTTCGCGCAGAATCGCGCGAACGGGCGGGAGGCCGAGCAGATGATTATTCGGATCAATGCCGCTGCGAAAATGAATGATGTCTGAAGGCGGGATGTCAGGCGGCAGGCCTGCGCCGCTGTACCTGTAAGTGATCCCGCTGCGCTCGCTGCTGGCGTCAAGAGCATTGATCGGCAGATCAGCTCCCGGCCCACCGAGCCACATCGGCATGACAGCGCGTGAATCCAGCTGCCAAAGCTCGACGACCTGACCGCGCGGATTGCGCGCTTTGTAGTAGTAGACGTTCCCGTAAACGAGCCACCAGTAAGCGAACGAGCGCCAGTAAGTGACGCCAGCGAAATAGGGATTTGGATCCTCGAGCAGCTCGACGAGCGGGTGATCCGGTATCGTCTCCCAGACCTTCAGCCCTTTCTGCTCCTGCACGACGACTGGCGCTGACGGGTACGTCGTGCCTGCCCAGTTGACGCAGGCCATGACGACAGACGAGAGCGTCAGATCGCCCGGACCTGAAAGCGGCACGAAGGGATTCTGATCGGGCCATGAAGGAAAGAAGCCGGTTGCATAGGGATGCGCGCCTGACGCCGTCGCTGTGAGCGCATTCCAAGCATCTTTGACGCGATCACGAAGTTTCATGTTGACTCTCTGGGTCGTTGAAAACGACCGCTTTGACGGCCCACATCGCCGCCGTTTCGAGTTGCGTCAGGGCGACGCTCTTCTCTCGCGAGTCGGGGGCATGTTTCTGAATTGCGTCTGCGACTTGAGAGAAAGCTTCGCGCAGAGAGGTGATTTTGGCTAAGCCAGCAGGCGACGGCGAATGATACGCAAAGGTTTTCAAGATCATAGCAGCCTCAGCGGTTGAATGAGCGCCATTCTGAGAGCAAGCGCTCGAGCAATTACCGTGTCATCGTGCAAGCCTTCGGGCGCGGAGTACTGCGGGCGACCTGTCGCCTGCGAGATGCGGGCCTCGTATGCCTCGAGCTCTGCTCGCCCATGCGGGTCAGGAAGCCACTGGGCCTCTTCCCGCTCAAATGCGAGGGCAAGCGATTGAATGAGTTGCGGCTTGGTCGCCGCCGATGTAATGAAGCCCTGAATGCGGGTGCCGCCGGCGAGCAGCGCTTCGAGATTAGGCGATCCTATGCTGTTTACCTCCGCAAGTAGTTCCGCATTCCACCTGTCAGCCGCCGTCTTGATCCTGTCACGCTGTTGTTGCCATGGTAGCCGGTGAAAACGGTCGAGATAGACTTCGACGCGGCAATCCGCGCAGAGGATTGACAGGGCCGTGGCATCGTTGATCTGGCCCCAATCGACACCGCCGACGATGCGGTGGCCGGCGTGATCACGCACTTTTGCGTCACGCGGAGCTGTGAGACAGGCCAAGATGTTCCTGAACACCGAACCCGAGCCCTCGAGAAACTGCGCCTCGTATTCCTGCAGGAATGAATCTGCAGACATCTCGCCGCGGGCGGCTTCGATCTCGGCCGGATCAATGAAGGGATTTGCCGAGGTCGGCAATTGCCAGGAGCACCAGTCGGGATCGTTCTCGATGCCCCTCATGTAAAGCGCGTGGAACCAGTTGCGACGGTTTGGCGTGGAGATGAAGAGAGCGCGGCCCTGGCGATCGGAGAGCGCCGGACGCAATGATTCGGCCCAAGCCTCCTCATCGACATAAGCGCACTCGTCGATTATCACGAGGTCTAAGCCCTCACCGCGGAGGCTCACTGGATTGTCGGCCGACTTGACCTGAACCCGGCCAGGGCCCGGCATCTCAATCATTCGCTCACTTTCACGAAGGATCGCACCTGGGATCTGAACGGCCAGCTGTTTGATCTCGCGCCAGCCAATCGACGCCATGGGATAACTTGGGGCAACCCACCAGACTCGCTTTCCCTGAAGGCTCGAAGCAACGCAGAGCACAGCTCCGAGCTTGGTTTTGCCGAAGCGGCGCCCCGTGCAGAGTACGCGGAACCGCGCAGGATGCTGAGCCACCTCGAGTTGTGCCGGGTGGAGCGGCGGGAGCGTCACCTCAGTGTTTTGAAGGGCCGGTCTTGTCATCGCTCCATTTCAGAATCACGCCGCCGGCCGAAGGGCCGCTGATTTCGTGATGCTCGATCGGCCTGCCGAAGCCGTAAGCCATGAGTGCAAGAAAGGCCCTGGTATCACCAAGCGCTGCGAGCTTCGCCTGGGCCTGAATAGCTTTCTCTTTTTGCCTATCGGGCCATGACCCATCGAGCAATTCCTTAAGAGTCAAATCGTTCGATTTCTTCTTTCGGCCCGCTCCCGGACGGCGCCCACCACGTGCCATTACTGTTTGAAAAACTTTGAAAAAATCAAACGCATGTCATTCATTGCATTTGGGATGTTCGTTTGATTCCCGATATCGGACACTTCAAGAGTCACCCTTCTGCTTAGCGACTCTTGAGTGAATCGTTTCGTTGAGGACGCCGACGACCGTCTCGAGTTTATCGGCGATCGTCGCAAGCCGGCCGGCCGTCAGGTCGTCGATCGAATGCGTAGCCAGTTGATCGAGCGCGATCGCGCGGAGGTCGTTTGTTGCCGCTGTAACGCGATCCATTGCAAGCCTGAGCGTTTCGGTTTTGAGGTCCATTTACTGCCCCGGCGGTTTCTCGTCATGCGACCATCGAATAATGAGCCGGACGACGGCGACGACGATCGCGATGCCGACGGCTAGTATCCCGACAATCTCGGCCCATTCGCGCCATGGGTGTTCGCCATTCATTTGTCTACTTCTTCGGCTGCGCACCCGGCGGTAAGCCCGCATCCGGCTTGGCAGGGGCATTCGGCAAGTCGTGATCAGGATGCCCTGCGCTGACTGGCGGCCGATTGCCTGGATGACCGGGGCTTGACGGCAAGTCGTGATCGGGATGACCAGGCTGCCCTGGGAGTCCCTGATCGGGTCGGCCTTGCCCCGGAAGTCCCTGGTCCGCATGTGCAGGGTGCGCAGCCTGCTGCGCCTTCTGCGTGGTTTGTGCGACGCTCTTTGCAATCTCTTCCGCCTGATTGGCCAGGTCCTGCAATTCGGACCTCGCGGCACTTCCAGCGGTCGCGACTTTCTTGAGTCCTTCAGTCAGTTTCTTCTGACGATCAGAAATGGTTTGAAGGTCCTGAGCAATTGCGGCATTGCCCGCCTGGATGGTGTTCAGTGATTTTTGAAGGCTTTCTAAATTTTCGCCCATGATTTACCTCCCGGGGTTATGCGGTCGTTAGAAAGAAGTCCGTGCTATTCAGGCTTTCCTGGATGGATCATCCCTTTCAGCTTTCTGTCGCAGCGCATCTGCGAGATTTAGGAGGTCAGCGCGTGATTGCGGCGAGATGAAATCGAGAAATGAGCGCCGTTCCTCAGGCGTGGCTTTCCCAAAGGCTTCAAGAAAGCTCGTGAAAAGCGCGATGACGTCCAGGTTATGTTGTTCAACCATTTGCGCCTCAAGGCTCTTTTTGATTGCGAAACGATTTCAGAATGGATATGCAGGTGGTGATCCCCCGCCATAGAGTGCCGTGATTTCCGCGCCAGTCAGAGCGCGATTCCACAGGCCAATCTCGTCCACGATGCAATCCGAGCGGAGGGCTGTGCCGTTATACATCAGCATCGTAGACAAGCCCGTTGCGATGTTACCGAAGACGGGTCCGGTAAATGGTTGGGTCACGCTGCCAACTGCCCCGTTATTGATCGTCAGGAATATCTGGTTGGTGCTCGAATTAAATACGGCAACTACGTGATACCAAGTGTTCACGGTCGGAGTATGCGAGACTATCGCGGTAGCCCCGGTCGAGCCGTTGGAGGTTACACCAAACTCCCATCTTAGAAGGTCGTTTCGCCAGTAGATGTCGTATGACCTGTCTAGGGTTGTACCGCCCTTGGAGAGAAGGACGGCAAACCCGCTTCCACTGGATAGGTTGACGATCTTCATCCAGCCGGAAATTGAGAACGATCCCGCGAAGTTCTGGCTGGCATTCCCGCGAGCGGTCATAAACCCCCCACCACCACTGCCACTCGCAGCTCCGCTTCCAATCTTGCCCGCCACAGCAGGAACAGGCCCGTAAATGGAAGGTACGAAGTTGTTGACTTCCATCTGGTCGTAACGGACCTGCGTCCCATCTCCCGCCTCATCCATCTTCCAGTAGGAAACGAGGCCTGTTAGTAATGTCGCCACCGCGTTATGGGTAATGACATCCCTGAATCCTGGCATGCCGCTGTCATTGGCACCGAGCAGTAATGGCTGATAACCCGCCCCGTCCCAAAGAGTGATGGAGTTGCGGGCAATCACTTCATCCGCCGATATGTGGCCGCGATTGATGATGACGTTCGGAATCTGATTCGCAAATCCTCCGAGGGAGGAGATGGCAACCTTGCTCAATCCTGTCCAGGTCGCGGCTCTGTTTCCGCCTGGCGAAGCCGTACCATTGCCGATATTCAGGTAGGATATCTTTCCGGTAGCGACATCATTCGGGTCGTAAAAATATCTGCCCTCAATCGCCGTCGCCCACGCGGGACTCCCGCAGGTTTCAAATTCAACGTGAATGTCGCAGGGACAATGTGACAGCCATTGCACCCCGGTTGCACAATGGCAGATAAGCAATTGTCCCGTAAACGGGTAGTTAGCCGCTGTCTCGTGAGTCTGAAAGCCCACCTTGCATCGCTGAATAAAGCAGGGAGTGGTTGCGTGGAACAGCTCGGAAGCAATTATTCCAATCCCGTAATTGGTCACAGAGACGTTATCGGCGTTGGAAATAGTGCAGGCGTTGACGCGAGGGAATCTGATACCAAACGTGTTATGTGTCGGCTCGGAAGCTCCGGGCTGTGAGCCGCCAACCTGCGTATTCTCCTGGCCCATCACTCCAGCATCGAAGCACAAGTCCTTGGCGTAGAAGTTCCAGACCATCCCCATATCGACGCCGCAGATCTGGGGATTATCATAGGTTCTGAAGGTCAGCCCCTCGACGATGATCGTGATGCACGTCCCGACAATATCCGCGCTCGCAACATACTGCTGGGCACTCAGCATCGAGCTTGTGGCCGTCGCACCTATGAGGTCTGTCTGGATAACCGGCCCCACCGTAGCTACCTGGTTGAGCGCCGTAGCTACGGTGTTCCCGTCACCGTGAAACCTGATGGTGGGCGTCGGGGCCGCGCCTATTCCGCCCGGACCAAGCCACGAAACGTGCGGAACCTTGAGGATCGAGTCGTAATCAGTGAAGCCCTTGTTGATCCGGTAGTACCCGTAGGTGTCGAAGTAGACCGTCAGCCCCCCGGCAGCAAAGCAGTCATTTATGGCCGCCTGGATGGCTACGGTATCGTCGTGCTTGATTACGGCCCCGCTGACCGTATGGAGGGCGGCGTTTGCAATCGTGATTGTTGCCCCTGCGATTGCAGTAATAGTCGAGACAAGCAGGTTCGACCCCGGATCTATCGAAGCGATGTTTCCTGCCCCGACGATGTTGATACCCTGACCGACTACAAAGTCGTGCGCAGAGGTCGTTAGAGTAAGAGTTGTCGAGCCTGTCGTGATTGCGCCATTGAAGGTGATCTTAGAGCCGGATGCTCCATAATCCGCAACAAAGAAGAGCCCAGGACGCGCACTGGCGCCGCTCACCACCAGGCTATCAGCGTAGGCTTTCGTTACTGCGTGAAGTGAGTTGGCGGGAGGTCCCGCAAGGGTAAGCGGACCCGTCATCGTGTCGCCCGCCTTATTGAGGGGCGTATAACCCAGGGCGGCAAGGACATCATCGTCGAGTAAAAGCACCTCGCCCGTTCTGGTGTTGAAAGAGGTTACTGCCACAGCCTCACCTCCAGAAAAGAGAATGAAGTCATTGCGCGAGAGGTAGCCATTTTGCGTAGCCGAGGCGCGTGGAATTGAAAGCGTTGCACCATCAAAGAGGAGTGGAGGACGAACATTGATACGGCCCGTCTGAGATTTGATCGTGACCTTCATTAACTAAAGGGATAGGTACGCCCCGATCCGGCATTAAAGAGATAAGTAATTTCAGCATCACTAAGCGCACGATCCCAGATGCCAACCTCCTCAACGGCGCAATTGCCCCACAAGGCAGAATCGATGTAGGTCAGAAGGCTACTCATATTCGCTGCTGACCCAAAGATCGGACCGGCGAACGTCTTGGTATCGCTGCCCACCGCGCCGTCATCAATCTTCAACTGAATCTGGCCCGTACTCATATTGAAGACTGCCGCTATGTGATGCCAGGTCTCCAAGGTCGGCGTCAAATTCGGGACTGTCGCCGTGACACCCGGCAGATTTCCATCAGCGGAGACTATAAAATCCCATTGGTGAGTATCGGACCTGTACCAGACTATCCAGTTGCAGTCTGTCCCGGTGCCAATTTTCGCCAAGAGCGTATGATATTGAGGACTAGTGGCGTGTATCTTCATCCATCCGACAATGGACATTGAACCCGTAAAGCGGAGACTCGGACTGTCAGGGCCACTGAGAAAAGTGTTGTTACCGGGGCTGTCGGCGGCATTTCCAAGACCTGGAAGTCCCGCAATTGCTCCCACAGGTGCTGAACCCACTGCCAGTGGATTCAGGGTCTTTGTATCAGCTCGCGTGCCCGAGGTCTCATCCATCGTCCAGTAGGAGACAAGCCCAACGGTCGGATCCATCAGCGCAGTAGTAGTGAAGGTGAAATCTGCCGATGTTGCGGGGTTTCCCGCTGCGTCTTTCGATTTGACGCGGTAGTGATAAAACATCGATGGAGTGAGGCTGCTGATCGTGACGTTATGACTCGTGACCATTGACGGATCGAGCACTGTCGAAGACCCATAGCTGGTAGTTGTGCCGTACTCCACCTGAGAATCACTCGCCTCATCGGTCGCCCAGGTGATTGTTGCTCCAGTCCCGGTAATGCTCGAACTGGCAACGGCGCTGACGACAGGCGGCGTAACATCCGGTCCGGCTGTTGTCGTGAAAGTGAAATCAGTCGATATTGCGAGGTTCGAAGCTGCATCCCGAGACTTGACGCGGTAATGATAAAGCGTGCTTGCCGTGAGACCCGTAATTGGCACGGAATGGCTTGTTAGAAGTGACGGATTGATGGTCGATAAACTGCCATAAGCGGTCGTTGGCCCATACTCCACCTGCGAATCGCCTGGTTCATCCGTCGTCCAGGTGATCGTTGCACCCGTAGCAGTCAGGCCGGAGCTGGCAACGGCGCTAATGACTGGCGGCGTGGTATCAGGTGCTGCCGTGGTCGTGAAAGTGAAATCACCTGACGTTGCGAGATTTGAGGCAGTGTCTCGGGATTTGACGCGATAGTGATAAAGCGCGCTTGCCGCGAGTCCGATGATCGTTACGGAATGAGTCGTTACAGGCGATGAGTCGAGAGTCGACGAAGCGCCATAAGCGGTCGTCGGCCCGTATTCGACTTGGGAATCGGCAGGCTCATCCGTAGTCCAAGTGATCGTTGCGCCAGTCGCAGTAATGCTTATCACGCTAACGGCACTGATGACGGGCGGCGTGGTATCGGGCGTCCCTCTGGTAATTGCGATAATCTGACCTTGCGCATTGACGGTGATACTCGAGGGATTGGGATAGGTGCCCGCAACGCCCGGAATGCTCTGGATTCTATTAGCATCAACGTAGGCCTTGTTCGCAGCTTGAGAACCCAATGTCGGGTTGCCCGGAAGAACGAGCGGCCCGTTCATGGTGTCGCCGTCCTTGTTGATCGGTACGTAGCCGAGCGCGAAGATTACGTCATTGCTCAGCAGCATGACTTCGCCAGTGCGCGTGTTGAAACTTACGACGCCCATATCGCTCGTTGCTCCTGCGAGAAATGCGACGTAATCAGCAGCCGACAAGTAGCCATCCTGAGTCGCTGTGGCTTTCGGGATCGAGAGCACGCCGTCAAGGTAGATGAGGGGTGGCTCAACGGTCGTGCTTGGAGGGAGTGTGAAGTCGGGTATCAGTTCACCCGATGGTCCGGGCGGAACTTTAAACCACCGGCCTTCTGGACAGTTCCAAAGTCCGGTTGCGCGAGCGGCAATATTGACTTGGGCATCTTCAGGAAGGGTGAAGTGGAAGCTTCCGGCTGGGTCGGTAAGCGTAGTCAGGGGACTGAGCAGGATCGAACTGCCGCCCGCGTCAATCACTTCTTTCAACGTAACTAGAACGCCAGGCGCAACATCGCCCTGCTGGTTGTAGATGTAGTAGAACGCATCACACTGAGGGAGCGGCGTAGACACGGACGTGAATGATGGAAGTGGATGGAAGGCTTGACGGGCGGAAGATTAACCGAGACTGTATCGTAAAACAAATCAAATCGATGTAGGGCAAGTCGGAGCCCCCCTGCGGTGCTCCGACTTACCCACCACCAGCGCCGACTCGTCAAGCCGTTTCTGGCGCCTGTGGAGTCGATTTCTCTCTTTCCTCGAGAACCTGACGCAATATCGATGGCGGCAGTGATCGCAGAAAGCCAAGCACGAACTCCCTTACAGCGATCTCCTCTTCTGGTAAGACTCGCAATACTCTCTCCTCGAGATCCTTGCAGTCCTCAAACCACCTATCTGGAAGCTGGTAAGGTGACGGCATCAGCTTTTGTACGGCGCATCGAAGAATCGCGCATAGGCTTCAGGCGATATGAGGCGCTCCATCTGCTTGAGGTCGGATGCAAGCCACACATTATCGCGCTCATACTGCTGCAATGTCGCGAGAGCTTCATCGAGCAGTTTTCTATATTGCCGCTCATGCTCCTCGAGCAGCTTCACCTTCTCGACAAGCGGCGTGTAGCAGAGCGTTAGGACGATGACGCCTGCTGCAAAGCCGATAATGATGCCGATCCAGATCACTTCTTGTCTCTAATAATTCCTTTGATCTTTGGCTCACCAGGCTCCGCGAGAGGGATCAACAGGATAAATTCATCGACTCGGTCATGCAGGGCGCAGAGCTGAACGAGCGCGTTCTCAAGCAGCGTCTCGAGCCTGTCGACCTTCCTTGCAAGAGCAGCCCTGAAAGCGCGCTGATCTTCGATCTCATTGAGCAGCATTTTCTCCTGGTCAGCCGTCATTGAGCAGGTTCGCTTACTTTCGGTTGCGGGAAAGACAACCAGCCGATATCGAGCAAATACTTGATGAAAGCGGCTACAACAAAGTCTTCGAGGTATATCGTGTTGGTGTCTCTAACACCATTCGACGAAGTCAGCCTGATCATTCCGCGTTCCTGATTCGCGAAGACTCCATCGCCAAGATAGGTTGGGTTCTTCTTGTCAGGTGTCATACGTACCGCCACGCGATGTAGACCAGGAATGCGACGGTCGCGATGAACGTCACCCAAAAATCGATAACCGCGATATTGATTGGCCGCGGGTGATTCATTTCGCCTTTTTAAGGCATTGCCAGAATCGCCATCAGATTGGCACAGCCTGGGCGTTCATATCCGTTGTTCCTGGCAATTCCGGCAATGGCACGGAAGACCTGGCCCGAACTGTGCACGCCAGACACTATCCTTGCCCTTGAGCCATTCGGGCGGCTTACGCGGCTCGCGCCTTTGCGCAGTCGGCGTAAAGCTGCAATTGCAGGCGCGCGCTGCGCGGTAGTTCCACTGCAGGGTCGGGCAGTAGATTTCAAGCAGCTGATACCCGGTCGAATCACAGAGGCCGCATCTTTCAGTTGCCTCGAGCGGCACTGGCGGCGCACCACGCGCGCGCGACCTGGTACGCCAGATTTCGAGCAGTTCCTGCGGCTGAACGGGAGTGCGCAATTTCCTATCACGCATTACTGCGCGATAGCACATCTCGAGTTCTTCGGAAGGGAGGTCCTCGAGAATCTCCGCCCAGGCAACGACGGCCGCCTCGAGCTGGCTGTCGCGAAGCGGTGCGTGGCCGGTAATCGCTCGGGATTTTTCAATTATCGCCCCGAGCGCTTCGAGCAAGGCGCTCTCGGGCACTACGCGTAATCCGGGCACGTCGCTCCTCCTCGGTCTCCCCGTGGCCGCCACGTTCGAGAAATTCGGCAATCAACGCATCGTCCTCGCCGGACCGCCAGATGGATTTAGCAAAGGCTGCCGGCGATTTGATGTCAGCGAGCGCATCGGCATAGCTCCGGCAATCCTTCAGCGAGAACCGGCTCGCCGCAGGCGCCTCTCTCCCTCCCCCGGCGCCATTTGCGGCGGGCTCCGCCGCGGCGGGAGAGAGAGCAACTTCGTTTTTTGAAGTTGTTCTCTCTCCTGAACATGAATCTGAACATGAAGAGGGAGTGTGACTTTCGCGTGACTTCTTTCTAACTCGCTGGTTCTGCTTGCGAATTTGCGCTTGTTTTCGGATGTGACTTTCGCGGGACATTCTGCGACATGTCACGCTCCACCTACCGTGGGAATGTCGTTGGACCGTAGCGGTCTGGCTTGAGCTAAGTTGAGCGATCGCCTCCAAGAATTGGTCCGCAGTACACCGGCCCAGGCGGGCGAGCTCTTCGAGTGTACCCGTGAGTTGTCCACTGCGGTCCATCTCATGCATCGAACAAAGCAGGTCAAACCATATTCCTCGCGTCGATGGCGAGCACCGCGATACGTTTGGATCTTTAATCCAGTCGCCTACATACCACTTCATGTAAGGGAGCTTGCGCTTCGTCACTGTGCATTGCGATTCAGTATCTGGTTGATAATCGCGCGTGCGTTTAAGGCAGGGTGACGCGCCGCACCCGTTAGAGGATTTACTTCGTCCCGTGATGTTCCACGTGGCAATACCGGCAAAGAACCTCGAGATCCTCGTCCCGTTCTCGGCCGAGTCGCTCGTAGGTTCGGTGATGGACCTGCAGCCATTCACCGCATCCGCATCGCTCACAACTGAAATTAGCTGCCTCGAGGCGCCCTTTTCGGCGCCTGTACCACTTTTTTGAGTGGAGGTATGCTAGGTATTCCTCATTGAATCGGGGCACTCTTTAGGGACCTGATGGTTCATTACGCTCAGCCTGGTCCTGCTTAAGCTCCTCGAGCCAGTCCTTCAAGATCACTGTAAACTTGTCAGCCTGGTCCTGATTGAGACTCAATCGCATGTCGACGCCGAATTCGCGCTGAAGGACGCCCTTGAAGTCTGTATTGGTGACACTCCGGCGCTTGAGCTGCTCGATCAGCTCATTAATGCGATCTAGTTGCTCTTTCGTGAGGCGATCCGACGCTTCAGCCTCAGCGGCCTGCTCTTCAACCTTACCTTCGCCGATCGCGGGCTTCTCGGGCTCGGCAAGCACATTGCCGCCACGCCAGGGCGCTTTGTGGTGCGTCATCTGAACCTCTTCCTCTTCAGGGAATATCCCGAGCCCGACAAGCGAGAGAGTCAGCCGGCGCTTTGCCTTTGTGACCGCTTTCATCCGGGCATCGGCAAGGTCCTGACCGACCAGGTTGCGGACAGAGGTAATCCCGACCTCGACGTCTTCGCGGCCGTCGGCCGTCCGTCCGTAGACCGTCACTTTGAACAGGTCGCCCTCGAGGACTTCTTCGACCTTCGTGATCGAGACTTTGTGAATGGCCCGGAGCTGGTCCGTAGCCTCCTTCCGCACGTAGAGGACCTCTTTGCCTTCCTGGCCGTTCCTGCCCCTGAGCCGCACATACTCCAGCGGGCGCGTGCCCGCATAGAGGCCCATGGCGTCACAGACCGCCTTGTAATGTGCAATCTTCTCGATCCAGGGCAGCTTCGAAAGATCGCCGGTGGCGATCACTCGGCCGAGAATCTCATCGGCGTCCGGCTGGGGAATCGGTTTCAATGCCTGGCTCATGCTGCGTCTCCTTGCGTGCTTCCCACGCGGGCAGTTCCAGCCCATTCGCGTTCCTTCTGGCTGGCGAGGAATTTTGCTACCGATTCGGCCTCGTGGCGGCTGCCGAAGTGGAGCGGAAGCGTCCTGCACTCGTCGCCGACCGACTTCGTGATATACCAGCGAGGATGGATATAAGTGACCGAGTAGGTGATATGCAGGTCGGGCATGATCAGTCCAAAAAGTGGGCGGCGGAAGCAACGCCGCCCGGAAAGAGGTTCACCCACTAACAAGAGGTAATTCTTTAAGCGGCGTCGCGTGCTCCCTCTTCGTGAAAGATTCACGCGGCGCCGCTGGGGCACCGCGAGCTATGCGTAACTCGCGGAAGGGGAGGTCATCCCCTCCGATTCCTTCTCCGTCAAAGAAATAGCCGGATCTTTTCGGCGAGGCCCTTAAACTCAAGCGAAAGCGCGTTCAGGGAATTCTTGAGCGTCTCTGCGTACTCGCCGTTCCGAAGCTCCTGCCCGACATGATCCAACCGATCAGAAATCGCTATAAGTTCACCCCGCAGGGCAATGTCCAAAGTACAAGACAGGCGTTCGTCGTGATTCGACCCGCACCAGGGGCATTCGAGCTCGCGCGAGCGGGGAAGGTGGCGGCGCTGTCTGGGAACCGTTGAGGGCATCAGCCGACCTGTTTGAGAACATTCTTCGACGAACGCCGGAACGGCGCCCCGCGGCTTTCACGGCAGGCCGCATCCCACCAGGCGTTAAGATCGTCCGGCAGCAAATAGAAAACTTTGTTACCCACACGTCGATGCTTGACCTTCTGAGCCCGACGGTAATTGCCAAGAGTCTTCGGGCGGAGCCCAACTAGTTGAGCGAACTCCTTTTCCGTCACCTGACGTCTATCGTTCATAGCCTCACCGTTCAATATCGTGAACAGAATCTTTAATCAGATAAAGATCCAGTATTGACAGACAAAGCGGACAGTTTTAGCCTTCTATCCGCGTCGCAGTTGACTGGCCCATCAGTTTGCGGCTCCCCCGTTTAATCCTCGCTCTGGACCGACGTTCGGTGCGTAGGAACCATCCGATCTCAACGTCCAGGGCTTCGGCTATTTTCCATAGAACTTCCGCCCGGACATGGCCACTTTCGGCCCGGCGAATTGTCCGGACATTTACTTGAGTCTTGCGAGCTAGTTCAGTTTGAGTCCAAGCCCGGTGAAGGCGGGCGTTTCTGACCCGAATCGGGTTGTAAAGCGTAGCGTCCAAGGCAATGTCCCGGGCTGTTCAGTGAGGGCGGACAGAATACTCCCTTTCCAGAAATCGCGTCAACCGGACAAAAAGTGGCCACTATTCGGCCCTGTTTATGTTATAAATGCCTAAAACGACTAGAGAAAACCTTGGTATCTCTGAATCATTCGGTGCTTTTGTTGCCCAGGAACGACAGAAAAAAATTTTGAGCCAGCGTCAAGTGGCCCAGATGACAGGTATTGGCCGCTCATCTCTTGTTCGCATTGAGGCAGGTTCTGGTGGGATCAAACGCTCGGTACTGGAGCGACTTGCTGCTGTTCTTGAGTTCGATATCGATCAAGCTTTGATGCTGGTTGCGGCCGACAGGGAAGCACCAATGAAAAAGCGCAATCATCGAGCACTCCGAAACCATCTTCATCATCTGAGCCCGGATAGTTCTTTGGATTTCAAGACTGCCATTGCCCTCGAGTGCATGTCCATCACGTTCGAGGCAAATGCTCTTGGCGAGAAGGAACAGGCGCTGGTCCTCAAGCACCTGGTCAATATCAGCGAGTGCATCGTCTATTTTCGCGAAGTAACGGAACAGAGAAAGGAATAATCCCCCCTTATGGCCAGATTGAGGCAGGGAACTATCCGAGTCATCAAAGGCCGCATATACGGGCGAGTGCGATGGACAGACGACGAAGGCGATCGGCATGAGCGTCTGCTTCCAGCCTCCACCAGATCCGAGGCCCGCCGGCTTATCAATGAGCTCCTGGCCGGCCTCGAAAAGAACGAGCCAGGGATTCGGGGCAATAAACGGACATTTCGTGAAGTGGCTCTTGAGTATGAGCGCGTTCACTGTGTCCCGCCCATCTATGCCCAGGGCCGCAAAATTCGCGGAATTGCAAGCCACAAATGGGTTAGCACCCTCGTCCGGCGCGCCGCGGATTATTTCGGCGACACGCCAATCCAATCGATCACCAGGGCAGATATAGAGGAGTTTCGATTCGAGCGGTTCAAGGCGCCAGTCATGCGCCACGCGACCAGCTCAGTCATTGACCCGAACAGGGAACGGACATTCCGGTCAGTCAACTACGACCTGCAAATCGTCCGCCAAATATTCACATTCGCCGAGAACAATAACTGGCTCATTACCTCACCGCATCGGCTCTTTTCGAAGCTCATCTCCGCGGCCGACGAGACACGCCGTGAGCGCGTCTTGTCAGACGAGGAAGAGCGGCGCCTGATCGAGCACTGTTCAGGTATCCGCCTGCATATCCGACCAATCATCATCGCGGCGATCGACACGCTCCTCCGAAATGGGAGCCTGCTCAAGCTCTGCTGGAAGGATGTCGACCTCGAGAAGCGCATGATCACCACGCGGGCGAGGACCACGAAAACGCTTCGCTCGAGCCATCATCCAATCTCGAAGCGGCTCTTGCGGGAGCTCAGGCGGCTCTATGAACTATCCACTCAGGATCCCGAATCGAGCGTGTTTGGGATCAAGAACAATTTCACCCATGGATTCAAGACGGCCTGCCGCCTGGCGGGAATCGAGAAATTCCGTTTTCACGATCTGAGGGCAACCGGAGTCATGCGACTCCTGCAAGCCGGTTGCCCGGAAGAAGTAGTCCGGCTGCTAAGCGCTCACACGAGGGCCGATGTCCTGCGGCGTCATTACGAACGAACCGATGAAAGTCTGCTCAAGAGCGTTGCCGAGCTCCAGGACCGTCTCCACGGCGAAAGCGAGAGCCAGGAAGTCCCATCAAACGATCTCGTCAACTGAAGAGGAGGAATCGTACCAATGGCCTTCGTGAAGAAGCTGGACGCCGAACATGCTGTGATTCACACGGCTACGGTCGAGGTTAAAACACTAACCATTAGTGGCAAGCAGGTCACTCTAGCAGTTTTCCGGCAATTACCTGAGCGCGAAATTATCGACCCTCAGACGGGCAATCTTTGCGGGATACCTTGGGGTCTCGTGAATTACCACTTTAAAGACTGCGAGGCCTGGATGAAAGACGATCATTTACATGTAGTGTGGCAATCAGGCGGCGTGCTCTATCGGTCAATGACGCCAGGTTGGCGAAACAGTCCACGATGGAGAGAAACTTACGCGCAACTCGCAGTCCTCGATCAACTCTTCATTGCCGTCTGATATGTGGCGACGCCATATAAAAAGTTCCCCTAATGTTCCCCTTTTGATGCGGATTTCGAGGGTTTTGGCAGGGAAGGAAAAGGAACAGATTGGACAGCAAGTTTTGCAAACGCAGCTATTTAAGGCACATGAGGGTAACAGTTGGGAATGGCCAAAACCCGGGTTTGTCTGATTCGTAATCAGTAGGTCATGGGTTCGAATCCCTTCACCGGCTTATGTTTACGGGACAAAGTAGCCAAAATTCCCCTTATTGTTCCCCTAATTTTTGAAACTTTCCAAAAGGAAGCCCGCCGGGTTCAGACCTGGCGGGCCAATCTGCAGCAATTCGCTGCAAGTTGATTCTACGCTGCCTCTTCTTTCGCGACCTCCTCTTTCTCCTGCTTCTTCACCCGCTCACGCTTCGGCGGATCGAGCTTCTTGAGCTCATCCAGGTAAGTCTCGTTGATCTTCATCGGCGCCCACTTCCTATCTATCTCGCCGAGCAGATGGTAGAGGTCCTCGAACGCCTTGTGCGCGATGATCTTCGCCTTGAGCCAGGCCTCGCCGGATATCTCCAGCCGCAGGCGCTGGAGATCTTCGATGATGGTATCAAGCTTGTCGATCACTCGCAGGCCTCCACCGGTGCAAGATCAACAATATCAGGATACTCCTCATGCCAGTCGGCACGCTGGCAGGCGTAGCAAGTACCTTCGGGTTCTGACTCGGCTTGCGGGAATTCCTCACCGCACCGGTGGCATGTTTCGTATTTCATCACGCAACTCCCTTCTTCTGATAACGCGGGGCGCAGCTTGGGCAAAACTTGTCAGCTTCACCCCCAGGCGTGAGGCTCTCCATCTCAATCCATTCGGTTACGTACTCGCCGCAGTTGTCGCACATGATCGCGCCGTCCGGCTGAACTTCCTGATCCTTCTGCTTGCGCCATTCGTAATGCTCGTGCTCGAGCTCGGCATCGGTAAGCAACCGCAGATCCCGGGCATCTTTAGCCTTCCACCATTCGAGGAAGGCTTCGGCATCATCGTAGTCATCGAAGACGGGCCCGAAGGCCCACATCGTCGTCGAGCAGTAAAGCACTGCTTCAGTCCCGTTTGTGATTCTGACTCCCATCGCTTCCTCCTACTTCTGGTAGAGATAAAGTCCAAGTCCGAACTTCGCCGCGGCGCGCTTGAGGGCCATGGCCTCAGCGTTGCTCGAGGGATCGCCGTAGCCGGCCTTCTGGACGTCCTCAGACCCCGTAGCCTCGCGGGAGATGATTCCCTCGAGGCAGGGCACGGAAAGCCTCGCCGTAACCACGCAGCGCCCGCCAACCTCGGCCACATTCGTGATCGTTGCCTGCCAACCTGGTGCGTAGTAGTCCAGGTAACGGACGGCGATGTGCCACTCGATATACAGAATCCGCTGGCCGCCCTGGACGCGCGACTTCAGGTGGCGCTCGGCAATCGGCTTCGAGAGGTCTGTGATGATATCGTCGATCGAGCGCAGCGGCCTCGCCACTGATTCGCGCTCGTGTTCAATTGTTTTACTAATCGATGTAATTGCCTGAACCATGATTTTCCTCCTAAACGGTGACCAGCTGCTGCTGCTCGATGAGATATAGATTCCATTCGGCGCGAAGCCGCTCGACCCTGGCGAGTTTGATCTGCCGCTCCAGGTCGAGCGTGCGGAGCTCGTACTGCCAGTCGCGATATTCCTTGTCGGCGAAGAGCCTGGCTGTGAGAGCCACATCGCGCTGCTTGTCGTTCGAGTAGACCGGCTTCCCAGCTTCGCTCGTCTCCGAGAGCACATCAGCCAGGGCGCGCATCTCGACGATCCGCATGTCCTCCCTGATCCCCGCGACGCGGGCCGAAAGCTCGGCCACGTCGCAGAGGATCAGTTCGATTTCTTGGGGGTGTCCTTGTAGGTACATCTAGGCGACCTCCCTGCGGGCCGGCGCACAGCGCGGGCAGTAGGTGTCGACCTCGCGGCCGAGCTCCTCGGAATAATCTTCGAGCTCGATTGCCTCGAGCGTGTATTCGCCGCAGGACTCGCAGTGCCAGGCGCCCGTGACTTCGGCAATCTCGGCCATTGCGGCGTGCATCCGGTTGATCAGGCTTTGAAGGCGGTCCGCGAGCTCGCGGTAAGCGAGATCCATTGCGGCACCAGCCGCCTGGCTTTTGGCGATGATCTCGTCAACATCGCGGTTGATTTCGGGATTGACGACGGCGGGGACTGTGGAATAAGTTGACATTGTTCGATCCTTTCAAAGGTTTTGAACACCGGCCTGGTCGCGTTTGTTCTTCGCGGGATTAGCGCTTCCGGGCCATTTACTTTTCAATCGTCAGCGACTCCCGCTGACAAGAGAATCCTACCAAAATGCTTGCAGTGACGCAAGCACAATTGCATTATTTTTCTCGAAAATCGACAGATCCGAAACCCCTTCTGTAAAGCGGATGCCTGACGGCCCTCAACCCTATTTATTGCAATGCTTGCAATGACACAAGCAATCTATTACAATGTATGGCTATGAAGGTTGAGACAGAAAAATTGCTGACAATCCCGCAGGCGGCTCGGCTGATCGGAGTGTCCTATCAGGCTGTCCAACAGGCGATTCGCGAGCATCGGATCAAAGAGATCCGAGTTGGTGGGCACATCTTCATACCAATCGACCAGGTGACGGCCTACGAGGTCGATGCTAGCAAAGTTCGGGCCGGCAGGCGCCGGGGAAAGAAGAAGGAAGCCAACGGCAAATGAACGGTCCAATCACAATAGAAATGGTCTACGAAAAGTTGGTGCAGCTAACTGAACTCTGCGACCGCGAGTTCAAGGAACTGAAGTCGCGGATGGATCGAACCGAACGCCGCACGGCCAACCAAGATGCCAAGCTCGACGCCTTCATCGAAGAGGTCATTGAGATGAAGCGCAACCTCAAGCACCCCGTCTAGAAATTCGCGAAAGGAACCGTTAATCAAGAATGGGATTTTTCTTACGTAAGGGCTTCAACATCGGCCCGTTGCGCCTCAATCTGTCGAAGTCAGGAATCGGAGCATCCATTGGCGTCAAAGGTGCGCGCGTTGGAATCAACGGCAAAGGCAAGGGGTACGTCGCTGCCGGGCGCGGCGGCATTTACTACCGCAAGACGCTTGGCAACGTAAAAGAGAAAGCTCCGTCAACGCCGCCGCCGCCAACTGTGAAATCGGTCTCTGACAGTGTCCTGGATCGCAGCATTCTTGATCGAATAATTGATGTGACCGAACATCACGATCACGCAGTTGAGGAGACGCCGATTGAGGGCTGGAACAGTCGTATTTTTGACTGTGATTTGACTGACTACAAGAACAGGCTCGAAACACGGCAATGGGAGCAGGGCATCCATCTAACGGGCTCGACGCCGACAATGAGCGTCTTTGCTGATCAAGCAAATCAATTCGAAGCCCGTATGCTTTTTGAGGCCGCTCGTGAATCCGGGACCCGCCTGACAATTACATTCTTTGATGCTCAAGGCAAAGAGATCACAGAACAGAACAAGGACACGATTCTCTCTGTATTGAACAACATCGATACTGAATTGCGACGGGTGCCTAAGCAGGCTCAAAAGTCGCGACGAAGGGTCTTGCCCCGCATTATCGCCGCAGCGCTTGCGGGAGCTGTCCTTCTCTGGTTGTCTCTCCTAGCCGCAACGGGAATAGTCGGATCAAATAGCAGCACGACTCCGGTTGCAAAACCAACGCCATCGGTGACGCCGACGCCCACTTTGCAAAGGAAAATCCCGCACAAAGCAAAGCGAGGCCGATAATGGTCGGAGCGGCTTAGCCGTGCAACATAGCTTAGACGAATCATTTTGAAAGGAACTAGAAAGCAGTAATGACACGCAGACTCCCCATATACCTCACAATCATTTTCCTCCTGGCCGCCGTACCGGCATTCAGTCAGGACAGCCCTAAGCCAGATCGCTGGCATGGTCTGGTAATCGATCAGAGCACACCCAACGATGCCATCAGTACACTGGGTAAACCGCTGAAAGATTTTATAGGTCCCTTTCATCCTATGGATATTGAGAGCCGCGCATTGACGAGCATTCTGAAGGAAAAGGCCTTCCGGCATCTGAGATGGAAGAAGCTCGAAGGAATGAGCCAAGTGGACCTGGCGTTCAAAGACGACAGACTCGTTTCGATTACTTTGGTTCTTGAGAAGGGTAAACAGTTTCCCGCCGCATCATTGAAGGCAGTCTACAATCTGCCGTTCAATCCATCATTTGGCACTGGCGCGTTGGGAACGATGAATCGACCCCGGTTAGGCCCAACTATCTTTGGCGGACCACTCGCCGGGGCCACCTATCAGGGCGCTTTCCCAGGGATGTACAGCCTCGTAGCGGAGACCGACAAGGCATGGGTGACGGCCGGAGTGGATAACGCAAGTGGGATCAGAGAAGCCCTACTTGGTGCGGGTGATACGTCGCAAGCCGCAGGTGCCTTTCCTGGCAAGATCGAATACTTGAGTCTGCTCAGCCGCACTCTTGAAAACAAAGGTAGCGGCGATCTGCTGAAATGACCGAGTCTCCACCCACCATCCACGCGTACATCGAAGGCCTCGGTTCCACCTACAAGCTCCTCGAGGCGACCAGGATTACGCCGGCGATCGGCGTGCTGATGTTCCGGGATGAAGCCGCGGGCCGATTACGTTGTCCAGGTGTTTGGCGGAGAGCTCCGCGATCGCCTCGAGCGTTACGCCACACTCGAGGACGCGTATGCGGGACATAAGGCGGTGGTTGAACGAGCGAGGGATGCCGCGGAATAGGAGTGTCATTCAGCGATCTATCTGAACTAACCGTCACAAAAACGGATTGGGCCGGTCGTTCAGACGTACCGACCCATCCCTTTTGAATTTGAAAAGGATCATATAACTCCCATGGATGAATCGATTTTCAAGCAACGCGTTGCCGATCTAGCCAGCAAGGCCAGTGGTAGTCCCGGGAGAGCTTTGGCTCAGGAAGTTTTGTCCGGAACATTAACGGTCATGCATATCTTATACGGCAAGGACAGCACGCAAGCCAAAAGACTGTTAATAGAAGTGGATAAGTCATTGGGTATAGGCGATCCCAGACCAGTACTAAGCGCAGTCAATGGTGTTTTGGCCAATCTAAAGGCGGAACTGGATGCAGGAATGCTCGGCGACCTCCGGCTGAACGCGAAGGCAGAGGTTCTGGCCAGCTTCACGAGTTTGGCTCGTTGGGCATTTGAGCAAGATCAAAGCGATGGCGCTAAGAACGTAGCTGGCGTGTTAGTCGCTGCTGCGTTCGAAGATACAATTCGGCAGCTCGGCGAACGTTTTACTACAGTTAACAGTGAGGGCTCTGAAAGGCCTAAGCTGCACAGGGTTGTTGATGCATTAAAGGAGAACGGGATCATCAAGGGGGCGAAGGTTTCAATGACTACCTCTTATCTAAAGTTTCGAAATGATGCGCTGCATGCTGACTGGGAGAAAATTGATCGCACCACGGTGGGAGCTGTGCTTGCTTTTGTAGAGGGCCTCCTCAGAGAAGAGTTCAGATGAATTCCCGGTGAGAGCCTCAATGTCTGACAAGCCACAAACGCCACCGACCCAACCTCCGCAGCCGCCGCCCAGTCCGAAGCCGCCTTATTTCGTCCTCCTCTATTGACTCTTCAGCGCCTTCACATCCCTGACGAACTGCGCGAACGCTCGATCTGAGAATGGAAACTCAGCGCGCTCGGCTTTCGACGCGAGCGCGACTGCCTCTTCAGATGTCAGATCGACTGAGCCGTTCGATGCTTCGATCTTCTCAGCGAGCGCTTCAGCTTCGCTGACATCGCTCTCACTGAATCCGCGCTTCGGGTTGCCCTGCGCATCAAGCGGCGCGACGTATCTGATGATCTCGCAAAGATGCGTCTTATAGTCGAGCCGCTGGCCGTTGCGCAGAATGACGCTCTTGAGTTCAAGAGTAACCATAATTCCTCTAAATGTTGTATGGGATCAGCCACCAAATGTTGAGAACGGCGTCAGCGGTCAGCCTGACGGCTTTACGACCGCTCGCCGTGTTCATTTGCCATGTCTGCCCGGATGCTGCCCAGCCGTTGATCTCGTCGGGCGATTGCACTGTGATCGTGATGACGTTGCCCGAACCTGTCGCAGCTCCCGAATTCAAGATCAATTGAATCTGGCGCAGCGCATAGATGTCATAAATCTGCCCTCTGCAGGTGGATGCAACTGGCAGGAAGATGGTCGTTGATTGAATTGCGGTATCAACGACGACAGTGCGATCTTGAGGCGTCAGCGTATAACTTGCGCCTCCGCTCATCTGAATCTGACTGACACCGAGGATCGTACCGCTCTGCTGCGCAACGATAGTTCCGGCAGAAGTGATGCGAAACTTCTCAGTCCCGGCAACGAGCAATCTGAATAAAGGCTGCGTCAGACCAGATGCGCCGTTTGCGAAGATCGGCGTCGTCGACGTGCCGACAGTGTTGATGATCAACTCGCCATGCGGCCCGACACTAAAGAGCGCATTTCCCGTGTTGTTCCACAGCTCAACGAGGCTGTTTGTAATCGTCACGGCAGGCTTGACGAGCAGCGCGATATTGCCGCCGACTTCAGGAATGATCGAGACGCAGGGGTCAGTCGTCAAACCGCTGATGTATCCAGGCGGTGCCGAATTCAGCCGCGAGCCGCGAATCTCAAGCCCCCAGTAACTGCTGATCTGATGCCGATACTGATCACCAGCCTGGAAGTTGTTGCGATCACCATAGACAAGAAAGCGCGAGCATTCGCCTGTTGAGCCGGGTGATGCTGAGGGAATGAAGCCGAACGCTCGAGGCGAGCCGCTCGACGAGCCAGCAGGGTAGACAAAGACGCCGCTGTAAAAGTATGCGGCATTGAACTTCTTCGACGCGCCACCGCCGATGTTGATCGCGTGCGCTGCTGTGCCGTCTGCATCAGTTGCAGGCAGGAGCCATGTATTGATGAGAACTTGCGACGTCGAGTGATCTGCGGGATTCGTCTCAGCGAGGTTCGAGAGAAAGATGTTCGCGCCTGTGCCACCTGCGGTCTGCCAGGTCAGGTTGACTGTCGCGCCTGTTATCGATGAGACGCCGAGCACCTGACTCGCTGTCGGCGTGTTCGCTGGCAGGATATAGACGAGCGACGCAGCTGGCGTCGCTGCTGCCTGCAGCGCTGTGTAGTTCGATGATGAGGCTGAGCACAATTCAAGTGCGCCAGTGTAAGTGCTCGGATTGCCTACTCTGAGCGTCGCAGCCATTGTGAAGTAGCCGAGCGAGAAGACGCCGCCGTTGTCTTTCCACTCCTGCAGATGCAGCGCGCCGCCCGATGACGCCTGCCCTTGCACAAGCAGCACCGGATCAATCGTCGCCGTCCCTTGCATGACTGCGCCTGCAAAGAACGTCTTTCGACCGCCGAAGTTCTGCGCCGTCGTCGAGACTATTCCCTCTGTCGTCTGCGTCGCTGCGTTGAGCGTCACGTTGACGCGCGTGTTCGGGATATCATCCGCCGCGGTGATACCGGCACCGACGAAGTTGAGTTTGTCGCGTTGAATAAGCGCACCGCCCTCTTCCATCATCGTGATGCCCGTCGAACCAGACGCCCATTGAAGTTGAACATTCCCGGCGCCTGCAGTCGCGACTTGCAGCAGATTGCCAGCTGCGGGAAACGTCTTTGGCAGGAAGATCACTTGTGCGGCAGTCGCGCCAATGCCGCATGCGAGCTTGACCGTCTGCGAACCTACGCCTGCTGAGCACAGCTCAAGGAAGCCATCGGCACCGCCTGGGATGCCGAGCCGCAAGGTGGGCTGCGTGTCGATAAACGCCATCGGCGTGACGCCTGTCGTCCACCACTCTTGAATATGAGAGCCTGCCGATACTCCAGCATCCTGAACGACGAGCGCGACATCTGTGCCGCCAGTTGTATCAATGATAGAGACGCCGTTATTGAACTGCTTGCGTCCGGCGAATGTCTGCGCGCCGGTCGAGACGATCCCTTCTGCTGACGCTGTGGCCGGATTGAGTGAAACATTCGTGCGATTATTTGCCGCGACAGGATCATCTGCTGCAGTAAAGCCAGCACCGACGAAGTTGAGATTCGCTCGCTGAGCAAGCGCTGTGCCGTCTTCCTGGATCGTGTGACCTGTCGCGCCGCTTGCTGCCGTCGAGATCGGCGTATAGACGCCGGCCTTCCCCAGATTCAGAACGCCCGCGATGTTGACGAGCGAGATCATCGACGTGTCCTGCCCGGTCGTCGGCGGCGCAGGATAGTTGACAGATGAGATCGCCATCAGCTCGAGCGGGGCTCTCATTCGCCCGCCGAAGTCATGCACTGCGCGCTCGTACGACCCGAAAGAATGCTTGCCAGCGCTGAGACGCAGATTCGCGATTCTGACAATGACGTTATTGGGGCCCGGAGTCGCGTTGATCTGCACGTCGATCGTGCGCCCGGTGCCGTTATTCAAGAAGCAGTGCATCTGCGCAGTCAGCCAGCGCTGCTGAACGTATGTGAAGCCACGCACTACCCATTGCAGAGCTTCATCGATGCCTGACGACGGATGCAGACGAACTTCTGTGTAGCGAGACGAGACGCTCGCGCTACCCTGCTCGCTCTCGATATACCAGTCGAACGCGAGAACGAACTGTCCGCCCGGAAGTGAATCAGGGATCGCGACTGTCTGATTCAGAATCGTCGTACCTACGCCGCCGTTATCAGCGATCGCAGTCGCGTTGATGCGCGCGTATGAGCCGAAGCGCGTGAGCGATGAGAACGGGTTCGACCACCAGGTAGGCTGAGAGTTAGTCCATCCTTCCAGGCCCCCGACGCCGTCGAGAAAGCGGCCATTCCTGAGCAGGTCGCGCCCGAAGAGCGAGTCGTAGATGTACTCGCTGCCGCCGAGCTGATTGGTCAGCTGATTCGCACGCTGGTAGGTATGAACGCCGCTGCCGACTTGGACGAGATCCCATGAGGCATCATGCTGCCAGAGATTATTCCAGCCAGTGATGAGCGAGTTGTCGATCTTGATCCCATCAGACAAGCCATCGACAATGAACTGCGGTCGATCGTTGAAGAAGCATTGCGAGACCCGAACGCCATGAGAGTCGATGAGCTGAAAGTCGACGCCATGAGCATTGCGCAGAGCTGGATCGCCTGACGTGCCGCCGTAGTTTTCGATCGTCACTGACTGACAGCTCTGCAGTCTGATAGCAGCGCCGCCTGCGCCTGCATTGTCTTCTTCGTGAAGGCCGACGATGCGCAAATTGCCGCAGTTGTCGGCGCGAATCGCGTTGACATCGTTCGCCAGCGGCGTCGCGACATTCGCGCCAGTGACGTCTTTCGCAAAGTTGCCCTGGATAGTCACGCCGTCGATGACCGTATCATTCGCGCGGTTGAGAAAGATCGACGCAATGTTAACCGGAAGTATCTCGACAGTGACACTCGAAGCAGGCTGCTGCGCGTTATACGTCAGCTGCGCTTGAGTCGGCGAGATGACGACATCGATGAATGAATAGATGAACGAGCCCGATGTGCCGCCGCCATGCACGATCACTGTTCGACCTCTATCATTCGCTGTCAACGAAGTGCCCGATACTGTGAGAATATTCGAGCCTGCCGTCATCGAGCCAGTCGCGCTGCGTTTCGTGCTCGCATCCGAGAACGCCTGATCGAATGTACATGAGTTGAGGACGTTCGCGTTCGGTTGCTTGTTCGCGCCCTGTATGTCGGGCGCGATGAGCGCGACATGCCCTGACTTGTTGAGTCTGAAGATGCACTTATGCAGCCAGCAAACTTCAGCATTGTCAGACCACAAGCCCCATCTGCCCCAGCCGATGATGCGACAGCG